TAGTCAGCAACTAATCTGTTTGGAAAGCTTAACCCATACAAGTTAGTGTATGTGTCAGGTTTTCTTACTCCTGATCTTGGCCATTCTAAAGCTTGAGTATCAGCTACTCTAGCTCCTAAAAACTTTTCTCTGTCAATCCTTTGGGCCGCAGTAAATAAAGCACGATTTTTATTATCAGTACTAGAGCCGTCCCAAGCTGCATTGTCATCACTAAGGATTAAACCTTCAATGAAAGAGTTTGCATCAGCAAGAGTTATATAGGTGTTAGCATTAGCCCCACCAACAGTTGCATCAAGGGTTATCGCCATTTACTTTTACCTTTTGAG